TAAATATGGTTAAAGATGTTACCTTTACCAAAGTCTGCCTTACCCGAGTAAACTGCTTCACCCCATGCAGACAAGTTCTTCTGAAGCCTGTCAATACTGATCTCACGCAGTCCAGCGGGAACGGCAGGGGTAATAGTGACAGAAGCAGGCTGTCCTGTTGGGCCTAAAATTGTTGAAGGAGTAATTACTTCTGATTGAGCAGGAATGGAATATTCATCAATAATCTTCTGTAAGGCGTTACGCACAGGAGCCAATGCAGCAATTTCAGGAGGAATGCCAGCAAGCTGTTCAGATACAATAGACACTACAGGAGTAGTATCAATCTTCCCACCTGATGACTTAGCTGCACCAAAGTCTTTAGAGGCTTGTGATCTAAGTTGTCCTGTCAATGCTTTACCATAGTTATTAAAAGCAGTAAAGGCCGATGTGGTTGCTTGTTCAGGAGATACAGCCTGACTAGAAGCACGTTTAAATACATTGTCTAAAAAAGAAGATACATCCTGAGCTTGCGCTTGTCTAAACTCAGTTCCTTTTGCTTCAATGCTTGGAGCAGCTTCAGTACGTGCTTCAGTGGCTAATTGAACACGACTACCTGTAGCTTCTCCGGGGGTCATCCGACCTACACGTAAAAGATCATCAACTGTAGCAGGAACTTGCCCTGTAGGGTTTGTAAGTGATCTACGGGCAGTCATAACACCGCCTCGTAAGGCATAAGGAGATGCTTGAATAGCCAACTGAGCCAATGGACTATCAGGTGCAATTTGTTGAGCAGCCACACCTGTAGTACCCGCTACGCCAAATTCTCCAGCTAAACCCGCAGGAGTTCTTCCAAACAACCCCGGCAATCCAGCAGCAGACATAGCCGCAGCAGGAGCAGCCGCTTGACCAAACTCAAAAGCTCCACGATAGCCACTAATCTGCTGTAAATCAGGGCCACCGAGATCACGGATACCTTTTAAAATACCTGTGGAAGAGAGTGCCGATGGGTCAGGACTTTTACGCAAATAATCGTAAAGATTACCCCATCCGCCAACAAGATCTACAATACCCTTGGCAGATCCTTTTAACAGACTTTCAGCACCTTTCTTAAACTCCTGAAAAGTTGTTCCTTGTTCCTCAAGCACAGATTCGCTTGAAGCAACAATACCACGCTTTTTGAGTTCTTCTAATGCTTGTTGTTGGGAAATTTCTGCCATGTTCTTTCCTTATTTATTCGGTACAAATTTACCGTTAACAATCTTACCACCAGCAGCTTTAGCTAAATCATCAGCGGACATAGAGGAAACAGGAGCATTCTGTCCAAAAGGAATCTTTGGTTGGAAGCCTTTCAACCCATCTTTGTCTCGTGCATAATTTTCCAGTCGTGTAGCTTCTTCAGCAATCGCAATATTTTTATCGCGCATGAAGTTAATAAGCTGTCTACGAGCTGCCGGACTTGTCTCCAACTGTGGAACCAAACCTTCAATGAACTTACGATCTTCGTTCGAGAAGCCAGCACCAAGTTTACCACCCAGAACGCCAAGAATAACATCTCCTGAAACTTTCTGGTAGTTTTGAGATGTAGCAAGTCTTTGTTGATCCGCAGGAGAAGCCAAACCAAGTGTATTCAGTAAGTTAGTAACACCTACTCGACCTGTTGCAAACGAACCACTAATCAAACCTTGGTCATCAAGTTTAGCAAGCTGATCTAAAGAACGGATAGTTGCAAAAGCATTGTCTCGTGCAACACCAGCTTCTGCTACTCTCTTAGCATCAAGCTCTCCCATCTTTTCAGAGAAGGCTTTTTGACCTGCTACAGAAACATTAACAGTTGTTCCCTTTTTAGTTTCTTGTTCCACTCGCTTATTCACAACAGCTTTTTGAGGAGGTGTAAGCTGTGCAAATGTTTTATTTTCGTATAGTTCAGCAGCAACAGCTTCTCGATCTGCACCGAATGAAGGAGTCTTCTCAGTAGGCTCCAGAACTTTTAATTCATCTTCTAACAACTTGACAGTAGTCTCATCACCTGCTGCTTTATAAGCAGGCAAAGAAGCTTTAATTGCCGCAATGCGTTGTGCTTTAGCAATCTCAGCAGGAGTGGAAGCAACTTTCTCACGATTAGCAGCAGCTACATCCTTAGCAATAGAAGCTTCTTTCTCACGCACGCCTAAAGCTTGTTGAGCCAGTTGTTGTGCTTCGGCAGGATACCGATCTTTAATGGCATTTGCCATCTTTAACAAACCCTCAGAACTGGTGATGTCATAATCCTGAGCCACACGGCGCAGTTCAGCAGCACGGCGAATAGCAGGATCTTGAATATCCACACCGAAAGCACCTGCTAAACCACGGCCTAAACCAGCACCTGCTTTGTAGCCCATGCCAGCCAAGCGTTGCTCTTGTGTCTGTTGTGCAAACTGAGCAGCACGTTGTTCATCGAGTTGACGCTGCATCGCGGCAGCATCGCCTCCTAACATATCAAATAATCCAGCCATGTTATTTCCTTCTTAATAGCCGCTAAGCATAGCGTATTGCTGTTGAGTCATGTTAGTGCCTTGAACAGCAGGGCGATTCAGTCCAGCAATCAAAGCAGCAATAGGGTCAGACAAACCAGCAACACCACCTGTCAAAGCAGCACTTTGAAGGCCAGCAGCACCTGACTGCAATGCAGCAGAGCGAGCAGCAGCAGAGTTCAATAAGGAGCCTTGCTGAGCACCGGCAGCAGCGAGACTAGAACCCAGAGCAGTGCCTTGTGCAAGAGCATTCTGACCCAAGCCTTCGATAGTCTGAGCACCGCCCAGATATGCCTGATATGGGGCCAAAGCCTGTGTCTGTAAGCCATAGCCTTGACCTGCCAAAGCAGCACCTGTACCGAACAAACCTGCACCGTACAAAGCCTGTTGCTGTGCTTGCTGTTGAGCGTTAGCGGCCAACTGAGCATCTTGCTGTGCAATGGCGTTGTAGTAAGCGGCCATCTCAGGGTTGGTAGCAGCGCGGCTCCCTGCCATTGTAGCACCTGTTGCTAAACCACTACGACCTGTCTGTTGTAGATTGTTACGAATCTGAGCTAACTGTTGTTCGCGCTGAGGAGCTAACAAACCTTGTTGCTGACCCATGACTCGCTGTGCGGCAGCTTCTGGAGACTCTGCAATGTATTGTTGACCTAAGTTGAATAAGCCTTGAGCAGCTCCAGTCAGAGGAGCTTGGAAGCCCTGAGCAGCTTGAGCTTGTGCTAAAGAACCACCTGCCATACCTAACAGAGCTTCACGTTGAGCTGCAACGTCAGGAGCCACTTGGTAGCCAGCACCGATCAACCGACCATTGGCATCGTAGTTAAAGCCAGAGGAGCCAAAGCGAGTGGTTACACCCACAGGACGGAAAGCAGCACCTTCAGCAGCCTGTTGAGCAGCGGCAGTGTTAGCATTAGCTACGTTACGCTGTGCATCAGCAGCTTGGTTAGCTGAGTAGATAGTACCTGCTGCACCGATTGCAGGCCCGATTAAAGATGTCCAATCAAAAGCCATAATTAATAACTCCCGCCTTCAAGTGTTGCAAGTAATGTTCCTGTCACAGTCAGATTTACTGCTGTGGCTGTGCCTGTCAGAGCAGGACTGGCTTTATCAGCCTTAGAGTTGACTGCTGAGGCAATAGCGTTAAACTCAGTGTCAATCTCTGTTCCTTTGACCAGCTTGTTAGAGTTCCCTGATGCCAGAGAATCTTTAACAGCAAAGTCAGTTGCCTTGGTGTAATTACTCATAGTGTTACCTTATTTAGTTCTTCCTGCTTTGACATAACAATCAAGCTTTTGGAGAGATAATTCAAAACCATTGATTTCAGCTTCCATGCCAATCTGTAAGACATTCCCTGAGCCTGAAGCATTGATCTGTTTGTTGTCGAATACAACACCTGCTGTGTACTCACCGATGTTATACTCAGCTACTCCATACTCGGCAATGTCAATATTACCTAAAGTGATACTTCTAGACAAGAAACTAGGGCTATAATCGAAGCCATACTTGACAATCAAATCAGCACCAGTACCGCCTACCAATGTCATGTTAATCTTCTTCAAGATCTTTAATGCGGTAGGGGAGCCAAAGTCAAAGTAGTTTGTGTAATATTTTAACCGATATGAGGCATCGTTGTCAAGGTTATTTTCGTATTTACCGATAAAACTTTCTTGCCCAAGCAATA